TACTCTTGCTTATAGAAAAGGTTCTTTTGACAGCAAATCATTTTCCGAAAAAGACATGAAAGAATTAGCTAGCCTTTGGACAAAATATGAAAAACGCTATGGAAGTAATCTTTATAGTGCATATCAAACAGCTACAGATTGGGCGACACACTCAGATAGAAAGGGTGTTAAAATGAACACTATGAGAAAAAGGTCTGTAGATGTTTCAAATATGCTTGAATCTACCGCATGGGGTTCACACCTAGCAGCTTGACATTAATGGGTCTATTTGCTATACTGTTTAAATAAGATTAAATATTAATAGACAAAGAAGGTGAGTTCGTACTCGCCTTTTTTGTTGGGAGATTTAAAGATGAATAAAATATGCAGTTTATGTAATGGAAATCATTACATTAGAAATAAAGATAATTCTACAAGGATTTGCCCAAGATGTGTAACATCTAGTGGTGCAAAAGAAATATCTGATTCAATCAGTCTTGAAAAACTAGAGAGTTACACTAATACGAAAAATGGGAAAGCGTACCCCATATCTCATGGAGGAAAGCTATGACAGATTTTATAGTTTTAGTCCTTTTGGGCGTTTCTATTTTTGTAATAGCTTGTGTATTAATTATAGAATATATTAGCGATAAATATTAAAGTATAGGAGAATAATTATGATTATAAAAAAACCACAAACTTTTGACTACCCATGTATTGCTACAATAGTTGATAATAAAGATAATATACATTATAATATAAGACTTGATAAATGGGGTGACCTTTTAGTATATTGTAGAGCAAATAAAATTAGAGAAATTATTTTTACGGAGGCAACGCCAGTAACAGAGGGAACGTATGAAAAGAACTAAGAATAAAAACGGCTCAATGACACGTCTATCTGAAATGCCTGAAAAACTGATAGACTTAGAACTCTGGGCTATACATGAAAGTAATAAAATACATAAATCAACACCACAAAAAACTATTGGGCGTATTCGAGAAATTATAAAAACGGAAATGAAAAAACGAAGTATAGGAGTTACTGCTCTATCGAAGTTATCTGAAGTTGATATGTCAATAATAAATAAATTTCTCAACCCTAAACTTACAGAAGGTAATTACAGAGATTTGCGTGTAAGCACATTATCAAAATTTTGTAAAACTATTCCACAACTAAAACAGGTTTTTATAGAAATGTTTGATGAGACAGAAAAAAAGGAAGAAATAATTTTTGGAGTAGTAATAGAGGTCATGAATAAATTTAAAGTTTCCCTTAAAGATTATATAAGACGTAAAGGTTCCCTTAAAGATTATACAAGACGTAAAGTTATGTGAGGTACTCCCACAACGCTGTCATCACCCCTCACATAAAACCCCCTAGTAACCTCATTGGCTAGGGGGTTTTTTATTGTCTGCCATAATATTTTTCTCTGCCATAATATTTTTCTCTGCCATAATATTTTTCTCTGCCATAATATTTTTCTCTGCATATGGAACTATCAACAATCAAATAATTTAAAATAAAAAATTGTAGCAAAAAAAATGGTTTTAGAATAATTCTAAAAGTTCCTGCTAAGTCATTGAAGCGTAGGGATTTTTCTTTTTTATTGTTTAATATCAATAGCTTATAATAATTTCTTAATAAAAATATTTGGCGTCAATCAACTTGCGATTTTTTTAGATATGTGATAATGTCTTACTATTGGTTACAATTATGTAATCATGTTTTTAATGGAGGATTAATTTTATGAGTAATACAAAATTAAAAGGAAATTTAGCAGAGGCGTTAAAAAATACAAATGCGGTTGCTAAAAAAACGAAACTAGATAAAGGGCAGGTTGAGTTAAAAAGCGTTATCCTAACAGCTTTGAACGAAGCTGTAGCCCATGATTCTGGTTCAGTCCATAAACGTAATACTATGGTACTGAAAATCTATAATGCCATTTTGAATGGTGTTTGGAATCCTGCTGTTTCTATTGTTACCCTAGATGAAAATAAGAGAATTGTTCCAACTGGGAAAACTATAGATATAAGAAAAGTTAACCATATTTGTAAGGCTAATTTTATAGAATTGAGCAATAACTTTTGTGAAAATATCTTACAAAATAACTGGACAACTGTTAAATCGTCTCAGCTTGGTACAGAAGAAAAAACTAAAAGAAATATCATAAAAGAGGTTATGCCTTCTGTATATTTTTTGTTAAAATCAAACGGCTTGGCGGATCAAGAATTGAACTCCCAAACTGGCAAACTACATATCAAGGCAGTAGTATTTGAGAATGATAAACCAATGCTCAAAGCTTTAGATAAGGATCAAGAGGCTTTGAAAGACGATAAAATTGTTAAGCCTAACAAAGCAATCAATGTTAGCTTTAATGATTTAAAAAGGCTTGTTAGATCTGGTTATGCTATGAGTGTACTAGAAAACCCACCTCAACACACAGCGAAAGGCAACAAACATTTAACTAAATTAATTAATGAGTTAAAAGGAATGTTACTTGCATCATATAATGCGGTGGATAAGAAACAGTGGTTTAATAAAAATGCTGAACCAAATTCATTGATTGCTTTGAGAGATATTTTTTCGAACCCTCATGGTGAGACAGTTAAATCTTTAGCAGAGCATTTCCTAGATAATGGTGATGATGTTTTTATTGAAACGAATACAGCGACAAGAGAAAAACAACAGCTTAAAAAAATTAACTTAGGATTATTAGATAGCTAAGTCTTTACCTTGTTTAAAAAAAGCCCCTCAAGCGAAATCTTGGGGGGTTTTTTTTATTCTTTTTTTAATTTCCTTTGAGTAACAATTTACCATAACTCAAGATATCAGCTGGAGTTACAGCCCTGGTCATGCAAATCAATTAATAATTTAAAAGTATCAACTCAATTAATTATTATTAATAACTATTAATAATAAATGCACACTCAATTAATTTTTAAATAGTTAACAAAGTGTTTAGAGAGATACAAAAATTAATCACATGGCTATCACTCAGAAAATGTTAATAATATTTTTTGAGTAACAACAAATATTTTTTTATTAATCCTAAAAATTTAATATAGTATTTTTTTTTTAAATCTGGGAAATTTTCTGAGAGCCAACGGGGGATAGGCAGGTAGCCATGGGGGGGTCATTTGTATATCTATACACACTCACCATAAAAATACCAAATTAGCTTGTAAACTACTATTGGGCTATATTATAGGGAAAATATTCTAGCAGTATAACTCGATATACTCTGAGAAGTATTCCTTTAAATGTATATATAAACCCCCCCCAGCACCTATAGGTACTATTATACAGGTGATTACGCATTTTGTCAAGAGAAAAAATAAAAAAAATAAAAAAAAGACTTGACAGAATAGCCAAATGACTGTATAATAGGTAAGTATATGTTTTAATTTGTAAAGTCACACACTATATTCATACATTTAAACTAGGACTTTGACAATTTAAGCATAACTTATTGTATTTATTACATTTTTTAACACTACACGGAGAAAATCATGGCAACAAAAGAAGAACGTCAGAAAGAACGAGAAAAAAAGCTTAAGAAAAAAGCTAAAGAAGGTTTTGCTGCGTCATATTCAAAGCTACAAGCACCATCTGGTGGTTGGAGTACAGATAAAGATATACGACAAAAGCAAAGACGAGAAGCAAGCTTGGCAAAAACTAAAAGAGGAAAAGCAATTAAACCAAGTTTACAGAACAGAGATATTCCACCTATAAAAAAACCAGTTACTAAGATAAAGGGTATTTCTAAGGAAGATGCTAAAAAACAATTTGAGAAAGATCTAAAGGCACAAAAAGCAGATACACCTCCTCGTGGTTTTGCTTCTTGGGGTCAATATTTTGATTCTCACTTTAAACCTTCTGGTGCTGGTACTAGTACTAGCAAGCCAAAGCAAAAATCTAAAATAGAATTTGGAAGTTTGAGAGAAGCAAAAAAATCAGCACGATCAAATAATAAAAAGACTTTTTGGTTTAGAGGAAAACAATATCCTACTAACGGTCTGTAAACATGGCTCTTCCTTTAATATTAATTCCTCTTGTATCTCAAGGAGGACGATTTATCGTCTCCTTTGTTATTAAAAAAGGTGCAAAAAAAGCAGCTGGGCGTATACAATATATTGTCACTAAAACAGGAAAAGGAAAAGAAAAAGTAATAGAAAATGTACGAAGTACTTTTATTAAAGCTGGATCAAAAGGAAAAAAACTAAAAGAAGGTGAAAGCTATGCTACTCAAGCAGATCTTGTAAGTATTGGAACTAAAAGTAATCCAAATGTAGCAGTAACTTTTAAAGAATCTTTATCGAGAAATGTAATAAAATATGGAGACCGAGGATTTACACCTGTAACAATTGCAGAACAAGCAGGAGTAACATTTTCTCCTACTGGAAGTTTTGCTGGAATAATAGGACGAACTTCTGGAGGAAAAGAATTATTAACTGGATGGAGAGGAGTATTAGAAACTTCAAAAACAGTTAAAAATTTACCAACCAAGCAAATTCAAGATGGAATAAATACTTTAAATAAAACACTTAAACCTCCAATATCTCCATCTCCTTTACCAGGACAAATAATAACAGCAGGTCGTACTGGACAAGGAGGAACTTTTATACCTCCAAAATTTGCAAGAAAAGGTGTTGTTAAAGGACGACAAGTAGTTCCAGTAGGTGAACGAAGTGTAATACCATATAAAGATCCCAATATAATTCCTCGTCCTCCTACGCAATCTGCTATTTGGGCATGGGCAAAAAAACATCCATATTGGTCAGGAACTATTGGAGTTGCTGGAACTTATGGAGCTGGTAAAGTTATTGGAGGAATAGCACCTTCTCCATCTAGAAATTCTAGTTCTGCTAATTTAGCAATAACTACACAATTTTTACAATCTGGTAGTGCTCAAACAGAAGGCCCATCTAAACCCTATGTACAACCAGATCCAATAGACTATTAAAAAATGATAATAGATAATATGTCTTATAGAAAGTTTATGGAACAAATAAATTTAAATCATGGAATCAACCTTAATGAACCGCCCAAAAACAGAGTTAACAGAAAAACAAGAAGTATTTCTAGACAAACTGTTCGGAGACGCAAATGGCAACCCAAAAATAGCGGGAGAGCTAGCAGGGTATTCAAAGCAATCTTATCCTAAAGTAGTAAGAAATTTAAAAAAGGAAATAATACAGCGTGCTGAAAACTATCTAGCTGTGCATGCTCCAAAAGCCGCAATGCAGATTACAGGTATGATGGATGATAACGCAATTTTGCCTCAAGCAAATATTCGCCTGGAAGCAGCCAAACAGGTTTTAGACCGTATAGGTATTATAAAAAAAGATCAAATAGATATTAACATGAAAGCAGTGCATGGATTATTTATACTTCCCAAAAAGGATGATATTAAAGATGTATTGCCTCCATTAGAGGAATTAGAAATTAAAAAATAAGGAATAATAAAAATGTCGACAAATGATAAACAGAGATATCCTAAAGCTAAAAGTGCATTAGAAATATTAAATAATATGCTTGGGCCTTTAAAAGTTCTATCTAAAGATTTAATAGATTCTGAGACTGGAAAATTGGATCGAGTAAAAGTTGATACTTTACTAGATAAAGAAAATGCAAAAAGAATTAAAAATGAATTTAATAAATATAAAAAGGATCCTGATAAACCAGCAACACCTGACAATTTAAAATTTGGAATGAAAAAAGATTATCATCCAAATGGTAAAGTCAATAAAGTAAAATACACATAAGTTTAATGGAAGAAAAAATAAAACGCCATTCACGAGTTGTTCCTTTTGGTTATAAACTCGATGAAACGGAAGAATATTTAGAACCTATTACTGGACAATTAGATGCATTGAATCAAGCAAAAGAATATATAAATACGTGTTCATATAGAGAAGTAGCACAATGGTTACACAAAAAAACAGGAAGATACATATCGCATGTCGGACTTAAGCAAAGACTTACCAGAGATAGCACCTCCGAAACCAAAACGAATAGCTCACAAGAAAGCGAAAGTATCAACTAAAAAATTACTTGAGAGATCAAGAAAAAAAGTTGCAAAGGCAGAACAAAGTTTACGGTCAGCAAAAAGATCTGCTGAATATACAAAAAAGAAAATTGGAACTATAAATAAAGTTTTAGATGGAAAGGAAACTCAATTAATAGATGAGGATATAATTGAAACGTCTCCACCTAATATTAAAAATCATCTAAAAGAACAGGATGTTATATTTAAACCAAATCCTGGTCCTCAACTAGAGTTTCTAGCAGCTTCTGAAAAAGAAGTGTTTTATGGTGGAGCACGAGGCGGTGGTAAATCATATGCCATGTTGGTTGATCCACTGAGATACTGTGATAAAGAACATCACAGAGCCTTGTTAATAAGGAGGACAATGCCTGAGTTGAGAGATTTAATTACTCATTCTCAACGTTTATATGCAAAGGCATTTCCAGGAGCAAGATGGAGAGAACAAGAAAAAGAGTGGAGATTCCCATCAGGAGCAAAGATAGAGTTCGGATACGCAGAAAATATGACAGATGCACTAAGATATCAAGGCCAGTCATACACGTGGATCGGAATAGACGAGCTTCCTCAATATCCCACTCCAGACGTATATAATTTTTTACGATCTTCACTAAGATCAGTTGACACAAAAATACCTGTATTTATGAGGTCAACAGGAAATCCAGGCAATGTTGGTTCACAATGGGTACGAGAAATGTTCGTTGAACCTGATGAACCAAATCATACGTTTGAAGTTAATATAAATACGCCTGTAGGAATGAGAAAGATAACAAGACGGTTTATTCCTGCAAAACTACAAGATAATCCGTATTTGATGCAAACAGAAGATTACTATATTATGTTAGCATCATTACCTGAAGTTCAGCGTAAACAATTTCTTGAAGGTGATTGGAATGCATTTGAAGATGCGGCATTTCCTGAATTTAATCAATTACTTCATGTTATTCAACCTCTTGAAATTCCAAAAGGATGGTATAGATTTAGATGTGCTGACTGGGGATATTCATCACCTGCATGTGTATTATGGATTGCGGTAGATTATGATAATAATCTTTGGATATATAGAGAATTATATACTAAAAAAATTACAGCAGATACATTTGCAAAAAAAGTTTTAGAATTAGAACATGGTGAATACATTAGTTATGGTATATTAGATGCAAGCACATGGGCAAGACGAGGAGATGTAGGACCAAGTATTGCAGAAACTATGATACAAAATGGATGTAGATGGAGACCATCAGATCGTTCACCAAAAAGTAGAATTAATGGAAAACTTGAAGTTCATAAACGACTTAAAGTTAATGACAAAGATGAACCAGGAATTAGAATTTTTTCTAATTGCACAAATCTAATAAGAACAATGTCTACATTGCCTACAGATAAAAATAATCCTGAAGATGTAGATACAAAAGCTGAAGATCATGCATATGATGCATTACGATATGGATGTATGAGCAGACCTATTAATCCAAAAGCTGCTCGTGAACTTTGGAGAAAAAATAATACAGATATACAATTTACCCCTATAGACAGAATGTTTGGCTATTAATATGATTGTAAAGAAAAAAGCTGGTTGGTATGTTGTTTCTAAAAAAGGAAAGAATTTAGGAGGTCCTTACGATACAAAAAAAGAAGCAACAAAAAGACTAGCCCAAATAGAATATT